GCCGGCGCCGTGCAACTGCAGATTCTTGAACCGCTGAAGCCGATCGTGACCAGCGCGTTTCAGGCGCCGTACTGCGAGGCCGTCGAGGTCGAGGTGCTGACACTATGAGTGAGCCAACTCAACGTCCGACGCTGCTGCCGGCCAACAGTTCGGCGCTCGAACGCGGGCTGGATCTGGGCTTTGGCGCTTTGCTGGATCGCATCGTGCCGCCGTTCCCCGAACTGATGAATCCGGGTGAAACGCCGGTCGCGTTTCTGCCGTATCTCGCAGCGGATCGCGGTGTTGCCGAATGGAGCACCGCCGCACCGGAAGCGGAAAAACGCCTGACCGTCGAACTGGCCTGGCCCACCGCGCGTCAGGCCGGCACTCGCAAGGCGCTGGAAAACGCCGCCAGGGGTTTGCAGTTAAGACCCGAGATCCGCGCCTGGTACGAACAGACACCGCCCGGTGCGCCGTACAGCTTTTCCGTACGCGCCTTCAGCGACCAACCCTACAGCGAAGATATCGACGCCCGTCTCGACCGACGCCTGGCTGATGCCAAGAGCGAACGGGATGTGCTGTCGGTCTCGGTCGGCTTGAGCGCTTTCGGCAATCACGTCATTGGCGCCGCGACGTTCTGCGGCGAGCTGAGCACGGTTTATCCGGTGTTCATCGAAGGGCTCGAAACCTCGGGAGAGGCGTTCATGGCTGCCGGCATGTACACCGTCGAAACATCCACAATTTATCCTCAGGGGGCCTGAATGGCTGACTATTACACCCTGCTCACCAACGCAGGGATTGCCTACGAAACGGCGTGCAAAGCCGCGGGCGTACCGATCAAGTTGACGCAGATTTCCGTCGGCGATGGCGGCGGCACGGTCTACAACCCGGCTGCGACTGCCACTGCGCTGAAACGCGAAGTCTGGCGCGGGCCGCTCAATGCGCTGTTCCAGGACGAGAAGAATCCGAGCTGGCTGCTCGCTGAAGTGACCATCCCGCCGGATGTTGGCGGTTGGTATGTGCGCGAAGCGGGGTTGTGGACTGACACAGGTGTTCTCTACGCCATCGTCAAATATCCGGAGTCGTTCAAACCGGTTCTGGCCACGTCCGGCTCGGGAAAAGAGTTCTACATTCGCTCGATTTTCGAGACCAGCAATGCGTCCTTGGTGACGTTATTGATTGATGACACGGTGGTGAAGGCTACTCGTGCATGGGTCGCGGAGTATGTGGCGGATGAGCTGGCGAAGTTTGATGCCAAGCAGTCGGTACGAGCGGCGACCACGGCAAATATTTTCTTATCGGGCTCTCAGACTATTGATGGTCGAGCATTAGTGGCCGGTGACCGATGCCTTGTTAAAAATCAGACACTTTCGACGGCAAATGGTCTATATGTTGTCGATAACGGGGCGTGGTCAAGAGCAACGGATGCCAATAGCGATACCAAAGTAACGCCAAATATTGTGGTCGTTGTTGAAGAGGGACTATTGCAGGCTGACACAATGTGGCAGCTAATTACGGATGGACCTATTACATTGGGAACGACCGCGCTGACCTTTCAGAATATAACGAATGGATTCGCGCGTTTACTCTCGCCGGGTTTCGCTGGAAATCCTACTGCGCCGACAGCCGCACAGTTTGACAGCTCCACCCGATTAGCAACGACCGAATTTGTAAAAAATTCTTTGGGTAATTACAGTAATGTCAGTATTTTTACATCTTCTACAAGTTTGACAGCAATACACTTCGGCAGAGTATTGCTTCTAAACGCTGCAGCCCCGGTGAGAATTACACTTCCCCCCTCCCTAAGCGGAGTAACTGGTGCCACTATTGTTTTACGAAATGTCGGGAGCGCTCCTGCAACGATAGTTACTTCTGGCAGCGATCAGATAGCGACCATCGCTACCAATCCTTTGCCGGCAATTGTTATCCAGCCAGGCTCATCTCTTGATTTGGTTCTCCAAGGGATAAGCTATTACGCCTCAGGTACTGCAGCACTGAGGTTTAGCTCTGAGCTCGCTTTCAATACGGCTGAAACTGGTTTCGCCAAGCAACCCTCAGGAATGATCGAACAGTGGGGGACGGGAGTAACGGATGCCGACGGTTACGTCTATCTTACATTTCCAGTGGCTTTTCCAACCGCAATGCGAAATATATCGATATTGCATGTTGGCTCTCTCTCGGTTATGACCTGTTTAGTGGTCGGAACTTCAAAGACAACGGGCTGTACTGTACGTTTACAGTTAGATGCCAGGGTTACTTCCGCATCTTGGATGATCCAGTGGCGGGCATTAGGAGTGTAATATGATCGAAGCTATTCTGTTTAGTCCAAGTACCTGTGGTGCATATTGGCCGAATGTTAATAGTCAGGATATTCCTGATGACGTGATACCTTATCCATTACGCGATTGGGAGTCGTTGCTTAAGGTCCTCGCGCAAAGCCCTAAGAGACTAGTGGCTGGCGTAGATGGTTTACCAATTTTGATTGATCCTCCTCAACTTAATAACGAACAATTGATGGCTGCTGAGCGGGCCTGGCGAGATTACGAACTCTCTTCGACAGATGCACTGGTTGCAAGGCATCGGGACGAACTGGAAAGCGGATTAAGCACGACGCTCACAGCAGATCAATACTTGGAATTGCAACTCTATCGCCGCCATTTACGCGACTGGCCTCAGGTAGATGAGTTTCCTTTGGTAGGACACCGTCCTGAGACGCCGGACTGGCTTCCATTACAGTCTCAATAAACGCCCCCGAATTCCGGGGCGTTTTCATATCTGCTTCAAACCACTCAACACCCGCCAAGCCCCTCCCCATGAGGGGCTTTCCCGTTTATGGAGAAACGAAAAATGGCAACCCGCCAAACCTACACCGTGCTCGTCCCATTCCCCACCGGCGGTGGGCACTGGTCGAGCGTCGGTCAAGACCTTGATCTGCTCGACGTCGAGGCCAGTGCCTTGCACAGCGCCGGTCGACTGGAACTGAAAACCCCCACCACCCAGGCCAAAAAGGCCGCTGCCAAGAAGGCTGACTAACTATGGCTGAGGTTCTGAACTTCGAGCACAACGGCATTACCGTCAATGCCACCGAATCCCCCGAGGCCATGGGTGGCCTGGGTGACAACGTTATCGGTCTGGTCGGCACTGCGCCGAAAGCCGATCCGCTGATTCCGCGTAACGCGCCGTTCCGCATCAATAGCTTCACCACCCATGCGCTGCTCGATCCGACCGGTTCGGAAGAGGGCACGCTGTACCACGCGGTTTACCAGATCCTCAAAGTGGTCAAGGTGCCGGTCTACGTGGTGATCGTCGAAGCGGGCGCGACCCCGGCCGACACCGTTAACGCAGTGATCGGCGGCGTCGATCCAACCACCGGCCGCAAGCTCGGTCTGGCGGCGCTGGGCAGTGTCCCGGAAGACCTGACCATCATCGGCGCGCCGGGCTTCACCGGCACCAAAGCGGTGGCCAGCGAGTTCGCCTCGTTCGGCAAGCGCATCAAGGCCCGTGTGGTGCTGGACGGCAAGGACGTGTCCGTCGCTGACCAAGTGACTTACAGCCAGGAACTGGGCGGCGCCGATCTCGGTTTCGACCGTTGCCTGGTGGTGCACAACATGCCGGCCGTGTACTCGAAAGCGGCGAAGAAAAACGTCTTTCTCGCACCATCCAGTCTGGCGATTGCTGCGCTGGCCAAGGTCAAGCAGTGGGAGAGCCCGGGCAACCAGGTGACCTATGCCGAAGACGTTTCCCGCGTCGTGGAATACAACATCCTCGACACCTCCACCGAGGGCGATCTGCTCAACCGCTACGGCGTCAGCTACTACGCCCGCACTGTGCTGGGTGGCTTCTCGCTGCTGGGTAACCGCTCGATCACCGGCAAGTTCATCAGCTACGTCGGCCTTGAAGATGCGATCAGCCGCAAGCTGGTCAAGGCCGGCCAGAAAGCCATGGCCAAGAACCTGACCAAGTCGTTCATGGATCAAGAGGTCAAGCGCATCAACGACTGGCTGCAAACCCTGGTCGCCGACGAGACCATTCCTGGCGGCAGCGTGTACCTGCACCCGGAACTCAACAGCGTCGAGAAGTACAAGAACGGCACCT